GAAACCCTGGCATAATAAGCAACATTTAGTTCAATGTCGTAAATAGAGCAATTTCTTAATTTTTCTCTGACATAATAAATATTCATAGTGCATTTCTCCCTTAATAAACAGGGAGTGGAATCATATAAAGTATAACACCTCATATAAATCCACTCAATACATTGTCGTTACTTTCTAATGCTGATTTCAGCTTTAATTTTATCTCTTGTTTTCTCATCTATCAGACCAAGTGAGAACATTCTTTCGTTTATGGCATACAATATAGCTTTTTCCATTAATTGTCCCTCCATATAATTATCTCGTTTTAAGCGCTGTTTTTCTTTATCTTTTGTATGCCCTATAATTTCTACAATTATTCTCTTTTGAACGATTCTTTGCTATTTTAAGTACACAATTATCACGTTTTACAACAAATCAAAGATATTGACCTGCCCATCAATCTGAGATTCTTCCAGATTGTAAAATTTGCAAGCTATATAATCTGGATTCCAATCAATTTCCAGTTCGTATTGCAAACATTGCGGATGTTTGCCCCCACGGAAGAATCTGCATTCTGAACAGGTATGCTGATAAGCTGTACCGCCAGACCGCTTATACATTTCGCTTATCTTTCTCATAGAATCACTCGCTTTACTCTTGACTTTCCTCTCGCTTTCTTCTTGAAGATACCATTTTTAACACAATCCCTTGGATCACATCCTCTGCTATGTTCTTCAATCAAGATATAATCACAGGTTGCATTTGTACTCCATGCATTTTCGCTCTTGCTGTAATAGTCGCATTTCGAGCATTGTCTCCGCTTTAAGACTATAATTTCAGTGCTTTTTAATTCTCTCCATGGTTTTCTATCTGGCAATTTTCAGCACCTCCCAATCTGGCAGTATCTATAATTTTTAAAAGGTCTGGACTTAGTTTTCTTCGTTCTTGTTCTCTTTGCACTTCTGCCCGATACGTCCTTTGAAAATTTGATTGAACTACACTCCACCATGTACCATCTACATTTTCAGATACCGCCCATTCTCTAAGTTGTGCCGGACTTGATACTGCTTTCTGAATGATTTTTGGAAGCTTATCAAACTCTGTTTCTGCGTTATATGTAGAGTTCTGAATAGCTTTGCATACCTTTTCCCAGGCTTCTGTTTCATTCAGCTCTTCCTTTTGCGGTGCAACGCTTTGTGCGCATTGCCTTAATGCGGCTATTGATGGCTCTTTCCATTCCGTCTGCATATATTTCTTTAATCCGAAACTTAAAAGCTTGTAATCCAGGTCTTTCAGTAATCCGTACCAAGTATCAAAAGCATATTGATCTGGCAGAAATGCTGGGGAAGTGTACACAGCTTTCATTGCCTTTACCAGTACCGCCCATTCTTCTCTTGTCATACCCAGTTATCCACCTCGCTTACCCTGTTTTGTATTTTCTCCATGTAACTTTGAGGCTTGTTACCGGATTTATCAAGATAGTTCCCTTCAAATACCTTCGCAAAGTTACCGGGCTTTAAGAACCAATCGAAAGTTATCATCCAACCTTCTTTGTTCTGGCCTTGTAAGAAGCTGCTATGGCGAATGTTTTCAATGGCTTCTAAGATATCGTCCATATGGTTCTGACGGATTCTGGCTTTCACTGCTTGTTCTCGTTTTGATGTCATTCTTTTTACAGGGTTAATACCAAATTCTTCCAGAGTATTCCATTCATCAATGATTCGTTGGACGTCAGTCTGACGAATAGTATCTTTAGATACTATTAAATCATTTATATCTTTTTCTTTATCTTTATCTAATTCTGTATCTAAATCTAATTCTAAATCTTTATCTTTATTCTTATTCTGTTCCGTTACAGTAATGTTACTGTAACGTTTCTGTAACGTTACATCGTCTTTCTTGCAAAGCAATGCGGCCTTATTTTTTTGACGTTCACGATATTCTGCGACCCTTTTTCTGTTTTGATCTCGTATTTTCTCCAATTCGTCTGCACTTTGATGCTCTTCCCAGCCGGGAATAGAAAGTAATTCAGAATCTCTGGTAATCATCCCGAACTTTTCCAGAACTGTTAGTGCTAATTGAATAATGCTTTCCTCAAAATCCAATTCATCTGCAAGCATTTTTGTTGTGTATGGAATATTTTCAGTGAGGAAAATAATTCCGTTTGAATTGCATCTGCCAGCCATTGTCAAAAGCATTACCCAAATAAGAACAATATTGTTTCCCTCTGGCATTTTCCTTATTTGCTTAATTTTTCGGTTACTAAACATTTCAATCTCTATTTTAATCCAGCTTACTTTAGCCATTAATGTAATTGCCTCCTCCAATTCCTGGATTTTTCAAAAGTGTTTATCTCAATTCAACTTCAATTCCATTGATTTTCAGTTCTCCATTTACCGGAACCACAAGAGATGGAACGCCGTTTATTTCTTTCAATTCAATCAGAGAAATTTTATCCGGCTGAATGCAGATTGTTGCATCTGATGTTAAAATTTTTGCAGTTTTTGAATTATGGATATTGTCAAGGGCGACAGGCTCATTGCTGAAATACATTTCCCAGTTTTCCTTGAAATCCGATAACTTCTCGTCTGGAACTCCGCAATATCCAAAAATCTGTTCCATTTCATCACATGATACAGTTATCATCTCTGGGCTGTCTTTCTTCTGTTCTCTTACTTCCTGTAAAGATTCAACCAGGCTTTCAGTGAAATTAAATGTTGTGCATCCTTCGAAATTATCCATAATAAAATCTGAAAAGACATTGATCTCATTGCCAGGTATACGTGGAATTGATGTGCCAAGAACGTTTTCGATGAAGTCGGGATGAATATTCTTTATGTTTTTGTTAAAATACAAGGTTCCATGAATATCAGTGCTTCTGTCATTAAATACCGGGAATAAGAATCCTGTTTCTGGTCTTGAGACTACCCAATCACGAATTCTGTCTTTGATGTTATTTTCAGCCACATCATAGCTAAGCCCAGCCTTTGAAAGATTCACCGGGCAAATGCTGCACAGAATGTGTTCATAAATTTCTTCTGAGGCATCGTGCATTTCGGTTCCATCAGAAGTTTTTCCGGGAATGTCATATACTGCATGAATGAGAACTATGTAGTAATTTTCTGGATAGTCATAGTTTTCAATTACTTTGTCGTAGAACTCGTCCAAAAGCTCATCATCTTTAAGCTTACTTGCTCTGATCCGCATAAGAAATTCCTGTGTTCCACCTTCTTTTTCCTGTGCTAATGGAAAATCAAGGTTCATAAGGTTC